CTGGGTCGATGGTGCAAAATGCTCGTTTACGAGCCTCACCCTCGCCAGCCCCCAATGTGTAAGCCGCATTTTGCTGAGCAGCTGCGTTTTTAAGATAGTCAAAGGTCAGCAGGTTATGAAAGGCATCCGAAAAAATCACATGCGGATAGGTGTCTTGTAAAATGCTGCGGTCAACGCCTTCCGACAGCGTAAACACCATTTGATAGGTGCGGCTGTTTGGTTTTGTTTCAACGAGGGAGATGTTCGCCGTTCCGCCGACCAATTCACAGATTTTGTAAATCCACTCCATCAGGTTTGCATAGCTGATTTGCAAGTGGGTTTCTTGCTTCCAGCAGTCGCCAGTGATTTCGCCGAGTTGCAAACCGGGTAAAAAACGCTCGTTTTGTTGCAAGCAATTCTTGTGAATCGCCGTGTGTATAATCTCTCCATAGCTGGTTTGCTCTTTGATTACCATCCTTGGATAGATAATGCGACGAGACAACAAAATCATGAGAAAATGACCGCTTACAGTCAGATAATCGCCGTTTTCCGCATCCGTTTGAATCCGGACAGACTCAATCAATCCATAGTGTTCCGTATCGTCTTTTCTGCCGACTAAGCGACCTGTTTGAAAGACAGCAACGGTTTCCGGCGTAGCAGCAATATACAATTCAAACTGCCCGCATTGAAAATATTCGATGTCCCAAAGGAAACTTGAGAACGCATCGCAGACCGCCTCTAAGGTGATAGATACCGTGTTTTCGGCGGCGGTCATTTGATAAACCTCAATTAGCATAAATTTACACTCCTAAGTACGCATCTGTGTGCTGGATGGTTGCGGTGATGTATTTTGGTGCACTCAACCGATACCGGTTTAACCCCTTGCGGAGCGTGAACCACGTTGAACCAGAGGTCATGCAGTTGATGATGTTGGTTGTTACACCATCTCGCACCAGCGTAACCGACTTTTGCCCTTGTTTGGTATTGATGATGATTTTGTCGCCGGGTAAGATGTCCAATCGCAGCTGGAAATAGGTTGATGTATCGTCATCATACAATGCAACTGCTGTTGTAACGGGATTCGGAACATCCTCGCCAGAGGCGGCTTCTAAGGTAATCAGGATTCCTACTTCTTCGCCAGAATTGAAGATGGACAAAGTTTTGTCTGTGCTGTAAACGCCCAACGGAAACGGTTCATCGCTTTCCGGAAAGGGAAAGTGAAACGCTCCAAATACGGATTGACTGTATGCATAGATGGGCTGCATGCTGTACCAGTAGGGGTCTGGGCAAATGATACTGATTTGCCCGTTGACCAACTCGCTGAAATTGGTCACGGTGCAGCTCTCGACATACCCCTCTGTGTAAACATCAATCCCGACTGTGCGGTAATACACCTTGAGATATTGAGCGGTTTTCACAACCCGATAGAGGGCGTGGCGGTTTAATTCGATGTTGCTGCCGTAGCCTCGCATCTCAAATGACAACACTAAATTTCGCTTCTCGACAAAGGCGTTATTCAGATAGCTGCCGTTCATGCCCGCATAGGAAGATGTGGAAATCGTCCCAGCAGGGGGATACAATCCGTCAATCTTAGAAATCATGTACTTATTTGCGGTGGCAGTCATGTTGATGCGGTCACCAGCTGCATTTTCGATGATAAGCGTAAATCGCATAAAACACCTCACACATTGATTGCGTTTCTCGTTTGCCGGTAGATTTCCAGTCGAGTGAGAGCCTTTGGACTGTTGTTGGTCTGGTTGATGGTGCGGCTGTTGTCGTTGTTGATAACAGTCGTTGTTGCTCCGGCAGAGCCTTGCTCGCTTTTTAAAGCATCCATCTGCAAGTTACCCTGCATAGACACGGAAATCCCATCTGCTACCGCAGCGACTGCTTGCGTTACAATCTTTTTGCTTTTATTGATTCCGTCAGCCAGCCCTTGCATAAAGTCCGGCATCCAGCTTTCATAATCTGTCAGAGGACCTTTATCCGGCACAGAAAAGTGCAGGAAATCCCGAATGATATCGGCAACATTGGTGACACAATCCGCCAGCCAGCCGATAGCACTTTGAATACCATCAATAATGCCCCAGATAATATCGCTGCCCCAGTTCCACGCATCAGAAGCCAGTCCTCTTATCCAGTTAATTGCACCGTTAAGTCCGTTTTCGATGGTTGTTCGGATGTCGCCGATTTTGTCAGAAATTCCGTCGTGTATACCGTCCCAAATATCGGAAATCTTATTTTTAATCTGGCTCATAAGATTGGAGATACTGTCATAGATGTTTTCCCATGCGTTGGATACATTTGTTTTAATTCCATTTACAACAGACGATATTTTATCCGAGATGCTGTCCCAAATGCTGGAAAAAGTGTTTCGGATGCTATCCATAACAGAAGAAATCGTCCCAGAAATAGAACTCCAAATCCGCTCAATGAGGGAACGGATTGCATTGGATACCGCATCAATCTGCGACCGAATAGCCTCCCAAATGTTTGTAAACGTTGTTTGTAGAGCAGTTAAGAGTGGCTCTAAAAAATCTTTTATTCCATTCCAAATGGTTTCGACAAGATTTTTTATAAACTCCAGCTTTTCTTGTACTTTATCGCTGATAGCCGTCCAGATTTCAGAAAAGAAGTCCCGAATACTTTCTAAAATTGGTGTGATAAAATCAACAATGCCATTCCAAATAGCACTAATTTTTTCGGAAATCCAGTCCATAACTCTTCCAACGACAATTTGAATCGCTTCAAAAATCGTTTCGAACAAATACCCGAAAGCGTTAATCAACGGTTCTAATGTTGTATAGATAGTTGTCCACACAGTTGTAATCACTGTATATATCGTATTAAATACAGTGTATACTACTGTATAAATTGCATTAAAAATTGTGCTAAAAAATGTATAAATGCCCTGCCAGATTGTTGTTACAAACGTCTGGATTGCGGTAAAAATGTTGGTTACTGTTGTTTGAATTGTGGTCAGAACGTTGGTAACAGTCGTAGAAATAGAAGTCCATATGTTGGAGAAGAATGTTTTGATGTTAGTCAGTGTATTGGAGAAGAACGTCTGAATATTTGTCCAAGTGTTTGTGAAAAACGCTTTTACAGATGTCCAGACAGTTTCCCAATCTGTACCAAACCAGCCTAAAAACGTATTCGCAACACCTTTTAAAGTGTCCAGAATTGTTTGTAATATAGATTTGATACCTTCCCAAATCGACGAAAAAATTTCTTTTACGCCTGTCCACGCCTGTTCCCAATCGCCGGAAAACACGCCTGTAAATACATCCATCAATCCTAAGATTGTTCCGGATACAGCTTCAAAAATTTCTGCAACAATTTCAAAAGCCCCTTCAAAAATGGGGGCTAACAGATTGCAAAAGCCTTCCCACGCTGCCTTTACAGCCTCGCCAAAATCATCAAAATCAAACCCAAGAGCATTGAGACGGTCGGTAATACCTTGTGTCAACTCGGTAAATGTGCCTTTGATTTGCTCCCAAATGCTGATAATTTTATTTCGGAAATCCTCGTTTGTTTGCCATAGATGTACAAACGCAGCCGCTAAAAGTGCAATCACTCCAACTGCGGCGGAAAATCCAGCAGTTGATACCTTTAAAGCACCCGTAACAGCAGAAAATCCATTTTTAATGCTGCCAAGGATTTTAGGTATTTTTGCAATCGCTTGCATAAGCGTTCCGACAACTGAAATTACTTTCCCAATTGCAATAAGCAACGGAGAAATAGCCGCAACCGCTAAAGCAATTTTTACAATTGTTTCTTTTACCTGCGGGTCTAATTGATTGAGTTTGTCAACAATTGTTTGCAACCGAGCAACAAGGCTGCGGATTGCTGGCATTAAAATGTCACTAAAACTGATTGCAAGTTCTTCCAGCTGGGATTTCAAAATAGTCAACTGTCCTGCAAGATTGTCCTGCATAGTAGCTGCCATTTTTTCGGTCGTGCCATTGTAGCCATCTACCGTATCGGAACAAGTATCTACTGCATTTGTCAGCTTCTCAAAGTCTGCTGGTGATGCGTTGATAATTGCCAACATCCCAGACATCGCTTCTCGACCAAAAAGCGAAGCGGCTGCTTGTGCTTGTTCCGCCTCTGTAAGTCCACCCAGTTTATCACGCATTTGCCCCATCAAATCACGGAGCGAATACATCTTGCCGGAACTATCTGTCAAGGAAATCCCGTATTTTTCCATTGCCGAGGATACTGTATCGGTTGGTTTAGCAAGGCTAACAATTGCACCTCGCAAAGCCGTGCCAGCCTGCGAGGATTTGATTCCGGCATTTGCCATTAGTCCGATGGCAATAGCGGAATCTTCAGCGGAATATCCCAAAGAACCCAGCACTGGAGCGGCATATTTGAAAGTTTCGCCCATCATGCTGACGTTGGTATTGGCATTGGAACTTGCAGCCGCCAGAATATCCGCAAAGTGTCCGCTGTCGGCAGCAGTTAAGCCGAAAGCGGTCAGAGCGTCTGTTACAATATCCGAAGTTGTCGCCAAGTCCTCACCGGAAGCAGCAGCAAGGTTCATAATGCCCTCAATACCGTTAAGCATATCGCTGGTTTTCCAGCCTGCCATAGCCATGTAACTCATCGCATCGGCAGCTTCACTTGCGGAGAACTTCGTTTTGCTACCCATCTCACGGGCTTTATCTCGGAGAGCATCTATTTCCGAACCTGTTGCCCCGGAAATGGATGCAACCTTGCTCATCGCAGAATCAAAATCCGCT